CATAAGAAACATTTGACACACTCTGTACGTTGTGGTATACTATACTTCCATTCTCGGAGTCAAAGGATTCAAATACTTCTACGACCATGCTGTTGACATCTAGGTTCTGATCTGGTATAACATAGACTGACTCTCCCGAATTAGCAAGGAAAGTCTTAGTGCGAGTTACACCTTCGTATACCATGACATCCTCATAGATGTCCTTACCGTCTTCTGTACGTGTAACCATATGGTCAGCAGCAGTAGTGAACTTAAAGGTGACGCCGTCGACATCACCCAGTACTGTATGCCCTTTGGGTAGAGTGTGCTGTACGTCAGTGGTAGGTGTGGATAGAGTGAGACGCGCATTAGACCCCACTCTACTCATAGGAGTATACCCTAAAGTCTCTGCGTGTGCAACAGCAGAAGAACGTAACTGCGAACTACTAAGAAACGATTCGTTAATCGCCATGTTCGCAATCAACCCATTAATGTGGGTGTTATACGCAAGCACATCCATAATACTAGACAGACCACTCGCTTCGAAATCATAATCCCTGTATTCGTCATACTTACGGAAATGATCTATGAGACTTGTCTTAATGGACGCAAAGTCTAGGTCACTACTCTTTATTGTCATCTTGTCCTCGCAATGGCAACGTTCAAAGTAACTACTTCAAACGTCGTAATGATTTCAAACGTCACTCTTATGTTCACCGCATTATAATCACTATAGAGATCTACCTTACAATCCTGTAGACGTACTCGCGGTTCATGGTCACGTAATGTTTCTGAAACAACAGTCTCTACATCACCCTCATCGATCATCGTATCCAGTTCGAATAAGAGACTGCCTAGGTTTGCACCATACAATGGTTTGAATGGTACACTCCCGTGATTGGTCATCAACAGATTCTTCACCGCCTGTTTCACTGAGGCAGCGTCTGTCTTCTTATAGAGATCCCCACTAGGCCGCGCAACAAACGCGCAATCGATATCACTGTTGACTCTTGGAACAGAACTTGTGATAGGGCGGTTGTATAGATTACCGTCTTCGACTGAGAATACTGATTCTGACATAGTGAAACCTCCGTGGTTCTATTTATACAGGTTTGTCCGAAGTCCCCTTAGAGGAACCACTGAGGATCTTATGCTTGTGTTTATTCAGAGAGATTCCCGCGTCAGTGTTCACATCGCCTCCCACAGAGACCTCACCATCGACTCTCAGATCCCCTGTGACGGTCGTGGATGGACAGTCTAGGAGAGTACTGCCTGCAACCTCTATCGTCGCGTCACCACCGATCACGACCTTACAATTACCCGATATCTCTATAGTTGCATCGAGATCACCTACGATCTTTAAATCACCCTTAACGCGTATATACTCGTCTTTCTCCACCACGGTCTCACGACTGCCATCATGTTGCATCTCTGTGTATGTACCAGAAGCATGTTGTTCTCGTATACGGAGATTCTCACTGGTATCATCATACTCTTTGAAGTGTCCGTTCTCTGTTTGGTAGACCTTATTATACGGATAGTTCTCTGTAGCACGTTGATTTTCATCGCCTTTCTTTGGAATCGTACCTACCACGAGCGGGAGTTGCGAACTAGGTCCATCCAGAAACATCCCGAATACGTTAGTACCCGTTAACATACCCAGATACTGTCCTGTACCTTCGTGTACTCCATAGATGGTTGGAATCACTATTTGTGCCCACGGTAGATCTTCATCTTTCTCTACGCCGTCATGTACTCCAAAAATTCGTACTCGAACACGTCCTATCTGGAGAGGATCATCTGCATTATTGACAACTGTACCTAGGAACCAGCGTGTTTGGTCTCCATAGTATTCAATGAATTGTTTTGGTATCATAATGTATAACCACCATTAGTAAGTTTAATGCAAGAGAGCATGATATCATATCCATCTACTTTAAAAGAGTGTTTAGCAGCATAGATGAGATAGGTGCCTGATTTCTTTTGGTCATAGGGGTTTTCTTTATTATTGAGTACATCTGTTTTGAGAAATGCGAGATCAATTGTTTTACCAACAGAGTTATGTGTCTTATTAGCGAAATCGATACCTGAGATGACAATAGACATAGGATTGTGTTGAGTAAGGAGAGTCATAGCGCGGGTGATGACATTGAGTCTATACTGTCCTTCAGAAGGAGATTCATTCAGAGAAGGTTGGTCATAAGCGTTAGTGCCACCGATCTGTGTGGTATGTCGTGAGATGATCTTATTGAAAGGTTCGTCTTCGAGTCCCATATCTTCGGTATAGAAAGGTTTGTCCTTTTGAATACCATCATCTTTAAGACGGGTCATGACATCCTTATGTAGATCGAAGGTAACATGAGTCATCTGATTGGTTGTGACATCATAATATGAGTGTTTGGCGCCTACCAGACCTTTGTCTATGAGAGTGAGTAGATTGTCAGTACCCTTATGTTTGAATGCCTTGATGGATCGTACACGCGCGGACTCTTCATCGTTCTGTTCTGCCGCAATATGAGAGAATGGATTCTTCTTATTCCAAGGGGGTTCTTCCATCATGGTTTTAAGGTCATTGAACTGAAGTTCATCCTTGACAACACTGGAATACAGATAGAAAGGATATCCTTCCTTGGTGGTTACTCTATTCTTGATCCAAGACATAGCGTCTAATGGAGTCATATTCGGAACGATGAATTTCATGTCCTGAATATCTTCACCCGAAGACTCTACCTCTTTATCGTCCAAAAATTCTTTAGCAATCTTAGGTAGGATAGTGGTGGCAGAACCAGAATAGGACTTATTGACGTTTTGTGCAGTAGAGTCGTACCAATGTTTCTCGATTAAGTGGAGAATGTGGACCTCGACATTGTTATTCAGGTCGGTACGACTGGATCCCATGAATTTGTCAATACGAAACTCTTTCTGCACAAAGACTCGCGAGAATCCGGTTGTCTGTTTGAGTTTGATACGCACAATGTCGCCCCCACGGATATCGTCACCTGACATGAAATCATTCATATCACGAAACATGATCTGTGCGGTCAAATATGGTTTGTCGATGTGTTCGAAGATATCAAGGTCGGTTACTAGCGACTTAATCTCGATCTTCTTCTTCTTTTTTGCACTCGACTCGATCTCTACCGATGCGAATTCGAAAGGCGTGGAGATCTCTGTTAGTTTAGTCATTACGAACCTACTGCGGCGATGAATGCACTGACAATTTCACGAATGTTGCCCGGTCTTACGATACGGATCTGTTTAAGGGAGTTGTTCTCTGCGACATAATGATCGTAATGGGAGACCTCTGCAAGAGACAGACCTTCTGGTAGATCAAGACGCGAGGTGATCACGTGACGTTCAGATAACGACTTATCTTCGTCTACTGCATACTCCACATCTTCTACGTAGTGACGTAGGGATTGGTGTTCGTCCTCACTGGACACAATATCGATTGCCTGTAGTGTCTCACCCACAACTGAGGTGATACGTTCACCGTCTGTACGGAACGCAGGCAACGAGGAATCGACGTTCACGACGATCTGTCCAAGGTCTAGGTTTCTGCGTACTACAACACCAGAAGCACCAGACATTTGTCCAGTGACTACTTGACCCACATGAAATGTCTGTGAGATATCTTCGTCGGTGTTAAGTGTAGTGTCTGGGTACTGTTTCTTAACCTTCTCTAGAACCTCCAGATCGGACAGTGGCCAACCGTTCTCACGCAACTTAGGGTTTAATAGGTAAATCGTCCAATGTAACTGGGGGTTCTTATAGAGTTTGTATGAGACATGGTCTGGACGTTCGTCGTGTTGGATATAGTAGTCCTGATAGAATGCCGCGTTACCCTTTATAGTATCCAACACCTCACTGTATGCGGTTAGGTTGGATATCATTGCCTCATCGTTCAGATCACCGAATCGATACGAAGTTTTTGGAATATTTTGAAAGTACATTAGTAACCCTGCTCAATATCTGTTTGGGTGAGTGCAATAGTTTCACGGAAATTAAGAGTCATATTATACTCTACTGGACGACCGTCTGCATGGTATGCCATGGACGATGGGTTATATCCAGTCGCAACCGACTCAAGGTAACAGTCCTTGATTTTTGTCCCCACAGTCTGGTTTGACTCTTCGTGTTTAAGTTCGATAGAGAATAGGTGCGGATACTCGAAACCTCCGGTGATACCAGTGCTACCCAAGTTGATTGGTTTGGGATAAGCGTGCCATCGGAATCGGTAGATGATCTGTTCGACCATTTCTGCTTCTTCGGGTGATGTTGGGACGAACGTGAACGCAAAAGAGAACGATCGTAGATTCACTCCCTTGAACATGGCGCGAGAGTTAGGGTTCAGTGCAACCTGTAGTGCGAGTTGAGAACCAAGTTTGACTTCGTCACTCATTAGGTCTTTGGTGGCATTGATACCACGTGCAACAGATAGTTTCGCAAGTGCGTCCATCTGACCCGTTTGAAAAAGATCTCCGATTGACGACAGTCCGTCCTTGAGACCCCCAGCAAATGCACCTACAACACCCATGATTGCACTTCCTTCACCAGAGGCAGCTGCGCCCATACCTTTCATTGCGGCCGCACCAGACATACCGATGTCTACGTTAGTGTACTGTAAAGAGTCCGAAACAGCAAACCCCGCAGGGAGATATAGTTTCATTTTTTTAGTAACTTCGGTTTTCGTGTTAGACTGGTTGTTTTCAGAACTTGTTTCAGAGACCTGTTTACCCTGTTCTTCTGGGGTAACTACCGTCTTGACACCAAAGGTGACCCAAGTATTACACCTATCTTGACGCAACGGATACATAAGTGCTCCGTCTTTCTTAGTTTCTTCTGTTACCATATGAGTGGACTCGCGGTTCTATAAATATCGTTACACTATTTATACACAAAATCGATGAACTTAATAGACGACACTAAATTCCTGACTGAGGGATGGGACACCATTGAGGGTCACGTTCTGCCTGATAATAAGACGTGTCTGGCGTTTGCGAGTATATTATCTATGACACAGGCAAATACCGTCTTCGAGATTGGGTTCAACTTTGGTCACAGTGCGTACACATTCCTATCCGTCAATCGTCGTGTAAGAGTGCACTCAACAGATATTGGACACTACCCACACACAGAGGTCAATGCTGGGAAGATAAAGGACCAGTTTAAGGATCGATTCCAGTTCACCCTATGCGACTCACACCAGTTGGTACCTGACGACGTAACTGGTTATGATATGATTTTCATTGATGGGGACCATACACCCAAGGGAATGGTTCAGGACATGGACCTATGCGCTGAGTCGGGTGTCGAGTGGATGTTGGTGGACGACTACGTCCGATGTATGGGTGACCTATACCCCAAGGCGGTCATCGACAACCAACTGGATCGAGACGACTTCCCATACCGCAAGGTGCGAGAGTTCTACTACCCTTCCACTGACCGCCTTAACTGTATGGTACTATTGAGACGTTATGAAAACGTATAAGGGAAAGTACAAACCCACCAAACCGCAGAAGTACGCAGGCAACGTCGATGATATTGTCTACCGTTCAGGGTGGGAGAAGTATGTGATGATGTGGTGTGACAGGAACTCAGATGTGGTCCAGTGGGTCTCTGAGGAGTTGGTAATACCCTACATCTGCGAGACCGACAAGAAACCTCACCGATACTTCGTCGACTTTGTGATCAAGTACAAGTCGGGTCGTGTGGTGTTGGTTGAGGTCAAACCCGCCAAAGAGACCAAGAGACCAGAGAAGAAACAAGGTAAGTCTCGACAGACACTCATGACTGAGGGTCTCACCTACATCAAGAACCAATCCAAGTGGAAGGCGGCGGTCGAGTACGCAAAAGATCGCGGACACCACTTTGAGATCTGGACAGAGAAAGAACTCACCACAAAGGGTATCATGCCCAAGGCTGCGCAACGCATAAAGTCTAAGAAACCTCTCAAAAAGATGCCCGCGTTCAAGAAACGTAAAAAACGTGTATAAATAGAGAGAAAGGTTTTAGGACAAAGGTCTTATGTCTAAAATATTCCAGAACTTAGAGTTGCAGGCATTCCGTGCAGGTATCACACCCCGTACCAAGGAATCCCGCAGATGGTTTCAAAACAAAATCAAGAACATGCGTAGTATTAAACGCGAGGACTTGATGGATGAGGATCCACTCAAGAAGACTGGACAAGAGGTCGTGGGTGGCATGTATATGTTCTTTTACGATCCCAAGTTTAAAAACGATCGAAGAAAACTGCCCTACTACGATGCGTTCCCACTTGTGATTGTGGTGGGTCCAGCGAAGGACGGATTCTATGGGTTGAACCTGCACTACTTACCTCCGGTATTACGTGCAAAGATGTTGGACTCATTGATGGACATCACTAACAACACAAAGTTTGATAAGACAACTCGTTTTAAGGCGTCTTATCAACTATTGACCAAGACCGCAAAACTTAAACACTTCAGACCGTGTTTTAAACACTATCTAAACAAACACGTTGACGGTAGATTCGCGATGGTTCCCGCCCCTGAGTGGGAGATCGCAACATTTCTACCGACGGCAGATTTCCGATACGCGAGTAACCAAAAAGTCTACTCCGATGCAAAAAGTATGATAGGCGAATAAATGGCAGGTATAGAGACATTTAAATCAAAGGTCAGTCTTCGTAACGGGATGGCTTTCAACAACCAGTTCGCGGTAATGATGCCGTCGGTAAAGTCCATTAACGCGAAGGCGGGTGGTGTCAAGAAGGAGTCACCGGCGAAGAAAGCGACAGCAGATGATGGGTCGTTTTTAGACAAGGCGATAGACACCGTCAAGGCAGTTGCAGAGAACATCAATCTACCAAGTATGTCTGGAGATGATCCAGAGACCTTGAACCTATTGTGTAAGAGTGCATCACTACCAGAAAAACAGATCATGTCTTTGGACCGTCAAGTAGGTATGGAGATGCGAAAGGTCGCGAACGGATATGCGGTGGGTGACGTGTCACTGACGTTCTACGTATTGAACGATTATGAGGTAAAGAAGTATTTCGACAATTGGATGTCCAAGGTCGTGAATGAGGGCGAGAAAGGATATGAGTCTGTCGCCTATCAGAGTCAGATCACGCATCCAGTTACAATCTCGCAACTGTCCAAACCACAGATGCGAGCAGGATTTGACATAGGTCCACTAGACATCAATTTCGATATTGGTGGTTTGTCTATATACACAGTGGAGTTAGAAGATGCGTTCCCAACTAGCATAAGCGGTGTTGAGTTTATGAGTGATACGGGAACCGTTGTTGAATTGACCGTGCAATTATCTTACACCAGATGGAAGGTGAAGGAAGACAAACGCGGTCTAACGGACCTGATTGGGGGAGATGTAAACCTCAATCTAGGTGGAATTATTTAATCATTAGGATACATTATGGCATTACCAAAACTGAATGAGTCGCCGAGTTATACGGTGACCATACCATCGTCGGGACAAGAAACGTCCTTTCGTCCCTTCCTTGTGAAGGAACAGAAAGCGTTACTGATTGCGTATGAGACCCAAGACAAACAGGATATGGTGCGATCTATTATTAGGACAATCCACGCCTGTGTTGAGGATCCAATCAATACGAAATTGACTACCTTCGACGTGGATTATTTGTTCACTAAGATACGTGCGAAGTCAGTGGGTGAGACCGCAGACGTTCAAACCAAGTGTAGTGAATGTGACACCACGAACGAGATCAAAATTGAGTTGGATAACATCGTTCTTGAAGGAGACGTTGACGCGAAGACTATCGAACTAACGGATAGTGTGTCGGTCGAGATGCGATTCCCGACGTATGAAGAGTTCCTAAAGAACCCTGTCCTCAGCGAAGAGGGTACGATGACAGAAGGTCTGGTAGAACTTTTAATAACATGTATGGACGCTGTCCTTACCGAAGAAGAGAGGGTGGTTCTATCAGACGAACCGCGCGAAGCGATTGTAGAGTTCATCGACTCAATGACCGCCGCTCAGTTCGAGAAGGTTGCAGAGTTCGTTAACACTATGCCTGCGATATCGCAGAAAGTTGAATTTACGTGCCAATCTTGCGGACATGTGAACACAAGAGTCCTAAAGGGGATGGATGATTTTTTTTAGTTAATCTCTCTCATGATAACCTGACAAATTACTACCAAGTAAATTTTCAGTTACTTCAGAACTTCAACTACTCGTTACATGAAGTTGAAAATATGATGCCTTGGGAGAGAGAGATATATCTTGCTATGTTGGTTGAACACATCAAAGAAGAAAACGAACGTAATAAGAACAAAGGATAATAATGAGTTTAGAAGCCGTTGTCGGTCAACTAACCGAACAAAAAGAAGATAATAAAAAGAACACCGACAGTATAGTTAAGGTTATGGATACTGTCGCCATGCGTACGGGTCGTACCGAAAACGCTTTGATGACTATCTTCAGCGATGTGCGTAAAATGAAAAACGCAATCTCGCGTCGAACCAGAAATCCAGACGAACTGGAAGAGGCGCGTGAGAACTCCGCGTACCAGAACGAACTGCTTGAGGTGATGCAGGGGATCAGAGATCAACTCTCGAACAACAATAGAAACGAAGACTCATCTAACAATAATAATGATGACGATAGTTCTAGTTTCTTGGGTAAAAAACTCAGGGCGCTTGCGATCACTGCGGGTATCGTTGTAGGTGCAATCGGTGGTTACCTCACACCAATAATGAAGTTGTCCAAGTTGATCGGTAGTGCGGTCAAATCACTGGCCCTGACAATGAGAAGGATCGGTGGTATCGTAGGTGAGAACAGGGTCATCAAATTCCTAATGAAACCCTTCACTACACTAGGGAATGCGATCATGTCTATCGGTCGCGCAGTGAAAAACATTGCTGCGTCCATATACGGTATCAGTAGATTCTTTATCAACATGGGTATGGACGCATTGGGTCGCAAAGCGAAAGACGCAATGACCGTCATAAAAGGTTTCGTGTCACGTGCCGGAACAATGTTCACTCGATTTGGTAAAACCATCGGTCTTATAGGATCCTATACTGACGATGCCGCGAGAGGTGCGAGCACAATTAAGGACACGTTGAAGAACAGTCCGGTCACTAAGGCATTCGGTAAGATCAAAACGTTCTTCGGTTCTCTGGGTAGAACTCTAGGTGGTATGACCTCCATATTCAAACCAGTGATGGCACTTGCGAGAATCCTGAGTACACCTATCCTCGCAATCGGTGTGACAATCAAGTCTCTGTTCACCAACTTCTCCACTGCACTGGACATGTTCAAAGACGGTGACATTCTAGGCGGCATTGGATTCCTAGTAAAGGGAGTCATTGACGACCTCATCAAATTTTTTGTCGTAGACCTTCTCGATATGATCAAGGGCGCGTTTTCGTGGATCGCCGGTAAATTAGGGTTCGACGGGATCGCAGAGTCACTGAACTCGTTCAGTTTTGGTGAACTGTACCAGTCAGTGAGTGACGGTATCGCTGGATTTATCGGTGGAGTAGTCGACTGGATCAAGGGGATGTTGACTAACTTCTATGGCGGGATCTGGGAAGGTCTCAAGATGTTGTTCAGTGGTGACGTGCTTGGCGGAATTTCCAAAATCTTCTCATCAATGTTCTCACCTATCACAGACACCTTCGACATGATCGTCGCAAAGGCGAAGGAGATGTTCAATTTCAGTAACATCTATGACATGTTGACCGGAAAGAAATCGTTCAGTTTCGCGGACATCTTCGATGCAGCGGAAGTGAATTCAGGCGCTGAATTGGAATCTACACCTACCGCAAATAAACCAACGAGTGGTCAGAGTGTTAGAAAAGAAGTGTCTGAGAGTAGACACACCAAGACGGTCAACGGTGTCGTCGTACAAGACTCAAGTCAACGTGTAGTCAAGAACACCACAAACGGACACACCTCCGTCTCGATGCAATGGTCAGAGATGGATGGTCACGATCCAACCTTAGGCCTACGCGCATAAAAAAGGGGACCGAAGTCCCCATGTCCACTGGCAGTGTCGATTAGTGGTTTAGAATTGCTTCGATCATACGCGCCTTAGTCCAAGACGGACGCAAGTTGAGAGGTCGTATACCAATCGTGTTACCGATAGCGATCAACTCTGCTTTGGTAAACGCCTGTAACTCCTCGGCGGTATAAGAAGACGAACTCGAACCAGTCGAGTAAGACACACCATAGACGTATGTCTCTTCCATCTGACGTTTCTGTGCCGCACGGTAGTATGTCACACCGTTACTTCCAACGACCGATGTAGTCAATATACCTGACCCAGTTGCAACGGTTGCGCCGTTGATTTTGACTTCTACTAAGTCTCCCTCAATTACCCATCCGGTGACTACTGCACCATGTTTACCCGCAAACTGAAATGCGTCTGTTACTTCTGTGTCCACACCACCTGTAGATGGTCCCACAATGGGACCATTATTAGATGACTTGCTGGACGTTGATCTAATAATCAGACCTAAAATAACTAATCCCGCTAGGATTAGAACAATCATGTTAGTATCCATCGATTAATCCTCCGATGCCATTTGTGCAAAATAAGATAGTGTGTCGTCTGTTTCTTCTGCTACCGCAGGAGCAACAACAGTTTCAGCAGCAACGATCTTTGGTTCATCCGCAGTGTTCCAAGGCGGCGCTTCTTGTGCAGTTGCAACAGCCTCGTTGCGTACTGTCGCACCCGCTCCTGTAGCAATACCCAATACAGTCTCTAACTTATTCTTTAGGTCATCGTATGACTTAAACCAGTTCGCATCGTGCGCATTCGGATAGTTGGGGACAATGAACTCGTTGAGATCGTACAACGTATTGTAGATCGCTTCGAGTTGTGTCTCATCTGCACCAGCAAGTGGTGTTGGAGACTTAAAGTCCGACTTATCATAGTTACGGTATCCCGCAACGTTACGGATCTTCAACTCAAAGTCTGCCCCTTTCCAGAAGTCAAACACGTTAACTGGTTCTTCGCCTGGGAATTCTGGTTGCATCATATCCATGATCTTGTCAAAGATCTTCTTACCGAACTCGTAGATGAACACCTTACCGTTGTTCGCTGGGTTCGCGGGATCGTTGATCACTTGGACATTTGTGACGTAGTGTAGACGACGCTTCTGACGACGTGCAGTTTCCTTGTCCTCTTCGATACCTGAGTTCCATAGACGTGAGTTCAACTCACCGACTGGGTCATTTTGACCAAGACTTGTGAGCGATCGTTCAATGTACCATTGTCCGGTTGGACCTTTGAACGCGTGATCCCAGTAACGGACCCAAGGAAGGTCTTGACCTTCAGTAGGGGGAAGGAAACGAACTACAGCGTAACCGTTACCCTGTTCATCAACAGTCGGTTTCCACTTTCGGTCGTCTTGATATTTGTTGGTGTTGGTTGTTTTACCAGCAGCCTCTGTAGCTGCGTTAACCAATGTAGAGATGTCCATAGATTTGGACTTGAGATTTGCAAAAGACATAATATTACCTTGTATAAACTTAAATATAAACTAAAATATGAGATTGCCTCTAGGGCATGTGTATTTATACGTCCAGCGAATTCTGCTTAGGCAGAAAGTTCAGTTGACGCGCCTCATTCTCCAGATGTTCGACGATGGTCGGTGTCAGATATTTTTTGATATCCTCCAGTTCCAGACCATTTTTCTCGCATAGGTGAACAATGCTATCCATATAGGACATACGGTTCTGATAGACGAAGGTCTCGATCATCTGAGAGAACGACTTCTTTGTTAGGAAGTTCTCTTCTGGATTCTCGTTACCTTCAACCATTCAGTACCTCAATATTAGTGACGTTGTCTACACGAAACGACCGCCACGCTTGTTTGTCGATTGCGAACGCACGGATCACTGTCTTGTTGACAGAATGCTGATCAATGTCGGTCGCCTCAGATGGTGTATAAGATGGCATAAACGAAGTCAGAAGAGTGCACGGCATAGTGCGTGTCTCACCATTTACCTTCGTGAATGTTACCTCAAGAACATCCGATCGCAGTTGCTCTACGATTTTATCATATGACATATCGATCTCCTTAGAATCGTTCAAATTCTTCATCTTCAGTTGACTCTTCGTCACCTTCCTCACTTTGGTGTACGAACTCCAAGAAGTCTTCACTTTGGTCTAGGACTGCAATAGTGTGTTCGAACGCCTCTAGTGTCTTCAGGACGTTTCCACGTTCGGTGTCTGAATCATCGCGTTCTGCGTAGGTCTTACCGAACTCTGTTAACAGATCGATGTACGAACAGCGCATATACTCACGCACTATAAGTAGGACATCATTCTGTGGGTACTGACCAAGATCGATCAGATTTTCGGGTGTGTTTGCCATTAGTTCCATTCCTCTGGTTGGGCATTTGCTTCATAAACATCGGAGTAGTGTGTAGCTACGTACCGATCAGTGTCAGCCCAAGAAATCTTGGACTTACAATCTTGCTCATCAAGAGCAATTACTTCTCGTGCCAACTGGGTGTTCGCACGGGAAACCTTACTACGTTTCTGAATCTTGAGCGCTGCTCGACGAATCATCGCGTATCGTTCTTCTTTAGAAACCTGCATAGTATACCTCATTAAGTGGTGTGTGTCAAGAAAAATTATTATACTTAAACCGAGCACGGTTCGCAATCGTGAAAAGGTACTCTGTATCCATGTGTGGATACTTTTCACGCAGAAAGTCGATTACCTTCGCCCAATCCACAGTCGCCATAAAAGTCTGGGAAATTGCGTGGTCGAGTGCTTCCTGAATGTATTGATCTTCGGTCATTACGAGTGCTCGTTGTTAGGGTAGAGAAGGTCTTGGGTGTAACCTCGCTTCTTCACCTCTTTCTTACGGTCGACGTGGGTGGATGGACGATTGAATTTCGGCGAGTGTTTCGCTACCGGATTCGACCGCGTTATAGACTTCTTCTTCATAAGAGTATGCCTCTATTTCCCAAGGTTGATCAGCGTACTTGACGTTGATATATTCCTTGTCGTCAAAAATATGTTTGTAGACGATACCATGCGACTCCTCACACCATGTGAGACCTATATGTATAAGTCTGCCTGTGAGAATCTGTACAGCATGAATCATCTCATGTGCAATATGCACTTTGACCTGATCTTCGGTAATCTCGTTATCCAATCGGACAGTGAGGTCGACTCGGTCTTCGGTTCCATCCACCTCAGCTGAGAAATGGGTGATGTCTTCTTCTTTGAAATCGACCTTGATGTATCCACCAAGGCGATTAATTCCTAACGCCTCTGCAACGCGGAACGTGTAGTCCGACAGCGCAAAACTGGGCGAGTTTTCAATGATGACATTTTCTGCGACGTTCATTAGTGGATCGTACCTTGTGCAGACTCTGCGATTTGCGTTTCCAAGACACGAATTTCACTTCGAATAATCTCGTTCTGTTCTTCATAGGACAGTCCCATCGCATCCAGTTCCGCAGAGAATTCTCTCTCGTTGGTAAACCCATCGATAAAAGCATCAATCACGTCTCGGAGATGCTCACCAGCATCTCCCATTTCATACCATTCCATCACTTAGTTCCCATCTCCATCAATCGGTTCTCACGGTAGTAGAACCCAGTAGGGGTTGATAACTTACCGACAAGGGCGAAGTCCTCTGCCTTGAGACGGGGTAAACCACCTTCCTCATCACCAAGGTTGTTGAACTCATTAAGATAGTCGACCGCTTCCTTCAGAGTGTTGAAGGTCTCAGTGTGTCGACGATTAGTTAGTTGGGGTTTAGCTACAAATTCCATTACTTCTCTCCTTTCATTTCGTGACGGTATTCTCTCTTTAACCACCACTTGTACATGTTAAAATAACGTTTTGAATCATAATTGGGTCGAGACCCTTCGAAAGATTCGACCTCATCGCAGTGATCGAACCATTTTTGAGTACACCAGTGACGAAAGTCCATTACGCGTACCAACTGCGGTAGAATTCTTGACCTTCTTCAACAGGACTTGCCATTCGCACATCGTCGATATTGATGTGTTTACCAGTGATTCGCTTCGTGAACTCATTACCGATGAAGGCGTCTTTGACAACTCGAACACGATCACTCATAAAACCTTCAGAACCTTCAATACTCTCAAGACCAATTTCACGCAGAGTGACAGTCGCACCTTTTCGAGCGACAACTTGGTAGGCATCGATGTTGGTTTGTTCCCAACCCCAAGACGCGACGAAGATGTCACCCTCTTTGACAGTCTCAAGAGCGGCAACCTTGGCAGCGGCACGAGCGATCTTACGTTCTTGTTTGTATTGGTCAGCGCGTTCAAGATCAACAAGGAACTGTTCAGCGTGTTCAATCATACGAGCGACAGTACCGTAACGGTAAGCGAACTCAGTCTTGTAACCCAGACGGGCACGTTTAGTGGGGCGGGTACAAACCGCAGTGATTTTCTCTTCGTCGATCTTCAACTCAAGACCGCGCGACTCGTACTTCTCAATCAAACTCATCATAACTAATCTCTCTCTCATCAATTTATGTAACCATTATACCAAAATTTCAGATATTGTCAAGCGATTACAACACTTTTTTTCGCTTTTTATTAGATTATTTTGGAATAAAGACATATCATATTACCCAAATATGGTTATAACGATCGGGTAAGTTCTGACACGTATATTTGTCTCCCTCTCTGTAGTTGAAGACATCAACACATTCGCCCGTACTGTTACTGACCAACACGTCTGGCATATCGATAACGTTATGCATGGCATTTACACACACAGCGAAAGCAACACCAAAGGTTAGACCAAACAGTATAGTTTTAAACTTTTCAAAATTAGATAACATACTCACTTCTCTCCAACACCACAATCAAAATAGACTACCATTATAGTCGTTTTGATAACAAAAGTCAACTACTAAACGTGACTATTTTTCGGTAATAAGTCACACGGCACATTTTTTACAGCCCTCAACCACGACTCCGGATCCTTCGCTTTCGACGGGGTCACTCTCAGACCCTGCTCCTTGAAGTTCGCCTTCAGGATCGCGGCGGTCTCACGACCAAGGAACCTAGACACCAACTTCAAAAGACACTCACGGAAGGTCACGTGGTGGTGGTTGTGTCCCGCACTGTGTGCAAGTTCGTGTAGGACAATGTACTTGTTGAAGTCGAACGCAGGCGAGATCTCAATCCACGACCCATGCGACTTACCCATGTAGGCGGCACGACCTCCCATATTGCGCGATTGGACGACGCGCACCTTGCCGTGGTAACGAGACACCTTCTCCCACGTCTTGGACGAAGTCACTTGTTTTACAAACTTCTCCACGTCCTTGAAGTCCTTGAGTGGACCGATCAAGTCGGGGTGTTCATTTTCGAGTTTCCACTCGGCGGTGTAGGTCTTGGTCTTCTCGCTGTCACGTTTTGGTAGGATCGTCTTGCGACGGTAGTAGTCGGAATACTTGTGGGCCTGAGAGGTAGTGAGACCCGCGTCTATCGCTCTTCGATATGCTGCCCTCATTTCTTTTTCCTCACCCGTTTCTTCACGGGAGCCTTTTTCTTTGGTGGTTTCCATGTCTTTGTGAGGAACTCCCTGACTGATAATCCACACTCTCGGACGGTCTTATGAAAAGTTTTAATATCTTCCATCCACCAACCGTGTGGGGTTTCTAAATATTGACCATAGTGGTCCATGACCTCGTTAGAGAGGCGAGAACACTCTTCGGTGTCCTTGTCGAATATGTAACGGACCTTCCGGTCGTAGTTCAGTTTGACGATCTTAGGCATTAGGACACATCCTTCATGTAGATATCGATTCGGGTAGGATCCATACCAAGGTCAAGTAAGTTCTGTCGAAGAAGTTCGGGATCTCGAACATTCCATTCTATGTGACGTTCATCGTTTTCATCATACCACTCGACACACCAAACATCCATCATGCAATTTCTCCTAGATTATTTCATAGACTTTTTTCATGATGTGATCGCGAGCGGTTGAGAACGGTGCCTCAAACCAGTCAGACGAACCCATCACTGTAGGCGCAATACCATACTTGAGGTATGCGTTCGCAAGTTCAGCGACACTGTTGGACTCACACACTGGACGGAATTCGTCGGAGTCATAGAGACGGATCGTTGAACCGTCTTCGGTACAAGAAATGTAATCTATCATGCGGCACCTCCAATAAATGCATAACGAGGATTCTTACAAAACATTCCGATCTCATCGAAACCCATCAAACAAAAACCGTCTAAAGGATCGGTATCTGCCTCATACTCGACCAGTTCGAAACCGGCACGGAAATTCTTAACGTCTTTGATGTCTACTGGAATAACTTTCATGGCGACATCGTACTCTTCCTGTGTTAGGAAGGTAGCGTCTTCGTTGGTTTCTGTGTTGTCTGTCCAGTTCTCATTAGTCATAATCTACTCTCTCTTTATCAATTTAATGTAGACATTATACATGTTTTTGAAACAGGAGTCAACAACAAGAGCGAAAATAAATGGATTATTTTTAGAATATTTTGGAATAACCTTATAACTTTTTCGTATATAGAAAGAAAAAAATAGGGAGTGGTCCACACTGCTGTCAGTCGCATTCTCCGAAAGACCGACTCCCCTCTAAACTATTAACTGGCGAATCCGGTGCCGTCACACATGTAACAGTCTTCATCGCCGTAGTCATCGTACCCATAACCCGAACACTCTTGACACGTCTCATCAAGATCTTCATCCGAATAGTCGAACATGTCTTCGGTGTTCTCCATCGTCATCAACTGAGGATTGAAGGTCACCATCTTAGTGGTCATCTCCACGATGCGATCGATGGCAACATGGAAAAAGTCGTTCTCATACTTACCTTCATAGAGTCGTCCCGTCGTATAGGGTAGGACGTACTCAAACAACTCCTTATCGATCGCGCTTTTCTCACGTAGGAACTTCAGGGCACCGGACGTATTGTTACCCATACCGTTGTTGTAAAAGTCGTAACGAAGGCGACCTGCAGCACGGATCATTTCACCAGCGACAGTAGCGGCGTTACCTTCACGAGGAACCAACTCTTCCCAGATTCGATCAAAAGTAGCAGTCATTAGATCACCTCCACACGGTTATCAAAATCAGTCAATGACATTTCAAAAGGGACGTACATGATACGACCCACACGTTCCATATCGTGATTCACAGAACCTGTCTCAGAATCCTTAACAAAAACAGTGTATCCGTTACACATATGGACTTTACGGGGAAAGGTGTGGTGGGGTTTCGCCCAAATCTCACCTTTCTCAAGAACCTCACCTATGAGGTAAGAATCAGGACGATCGGGCATAGGTTGGAAGTCATATGCACGGATCATGTCTCCGACGTTCGCAGTGTTTTCAAATTTTAACATAATAAATCCTTAGTAGACGTAGGGTTCAACTGGGTGACCGGCGGCGAGTTGCATCGCAGTATAGACAAACATCCAAAGGATTGCTTGGCCGAAGATCACTTCAACATATCGCTGGGTAGTTGCGGGTTTCAGTTTGATCATTTGGTTTCTCTCTCTCATCTCAACTTACAGGGTAAGTATAACACGATTTGGAAACATGTGTCAACACTTTTTGAAAACTTTTTTATGGTAATTTTACCAATACGCCTTTGTTAACCAAACTTCCTTTTCGAACGCTTCAATCTCCCAAGGTTGACTGCGATAGGGAATCATCACATCTTCAGGGATGCGGTCTCTTTTCCATCGATCCATGTCGGCGTTTAATTCCTTGCGAATGAACTGTTTGACGTGGACCAGTTCGTGGGCAAGAGTCTGGGCTATCTCACCAGCACTCTGATTAGTGTTAATCTGGACACCAATCACGTCTTTTTCTTCAACATGACAAAGACCCATCTCTTCAATGTTTTTAGTGAAGTGAACAAACACGCTAATGTCTCTTTTGAAGGACCGTGGTAATAAGTCATTGATGACATTAATTGCAAACTCTTCGTGTCTTTTCCGATTCTTAACTCGGCCTCCAAATTCTAAAGTAATCAAATTTGATTATCTCCTCATAGACGCAAGGTCTTTCATCTGTTGTTCGTCAATTACGGGAATCGCATTTGACTTGTGCATAGTACCGATACCCTTTACGAGAGTTCCAGTGTACTCTTTTCGTTCGGGCTTAGAACATGACTCCGGTGTTGCGAAGTCTGACCGACTGGGGTACTGATTTGACTCCGCGCATCTTTGCTCTGCATATGAAAGGATGCGCGTTGGTTTCGTTGTCTTGATTGCACGGAACGCTGGCGGTTGGTATTTCCCATAAACTTCTCCTTTAGGTTTCACTTTTTTAATCTTACGACCACTAGGGGTATGTCTCATTGAACCGTGAATCATACTGCACCTATTAAGTGTGGGTTTCTCTCATTAAAATGCAATTCATTATGGCACCCTCCACATAAGACCATACATTTATCAACCTCAGACTGCCATTTGGCAAGTCCACCTTTAGTCAGATCTGAAGGGTTGCCAGTCTTGTCTCCATTCGGATGATGAAATGTCATTCTCCTCCATCCTACCATGCCACAATTTTCACATTGATTGTATTTTTCTGCACGAATCTCATAGATTTTGCGTTTCCGATCAGATTCGTATCCTCTGTTCGAAAAGGTGTGACATGGTTTGCACCTAGATAAAAATCTACGAGTACCATCAACATTCCACCCGTTGAAGTGGAACATGCTTTCTTCCTTAACCTCACTGGTTCGCTTGGTCTCTTTACATAAAGTACATTTTTTTGTCTTCATAGTTCTTTCTCTATTCGACGTAGTATCTGTTGCATCGCACCCAACTCTGCTGTTAAGAAATGCAACTTGGTGTTGGGTGATGTGTTGTCAACGGGAAGATTTCGTATCTGGTCCATCTTCTCAGAGAGTTCTTCTTTGATGATCTTAAGCACTTGCTCTTTCATTCTTTACCTCAAACCATGATGGGACGGAACGACTAGTCCACGTCATACTAAACCGATCTTGCTTGGTCTGATAGAATGCACGGTATGACTCTACTGGGTCAGACATCATACACTCAGGGTTGGAACCCATAGCAAGCTTGAACGGTGTCCGCTCGACGTGTGGTATACGCGCCGGTGGAGTGAGTAATATATCACGTAGAAGGGTGTCTGTCAAGTGTCGTTTACCATAACGATACATATATTCATCACAGAGAGCGATGAAGTGCTTGTAGTGCCAGATGTAATTGCAGATAGATTCCATCGTCCAGATGGTGCAGGGGTGTCCGTGATGGACTGCTTTGTAGAGTTGGTCGTCTAGGGTAGGATGATCGTAGTACTTGATCATGGTCTTACCAGACTTGGAAGGTTTGCGATAAGATTGACCGTCAAGCATACGATGTGCTGTTGACAACATCTGTGCAGACTCGACGATCATTTTGACAACATGTTTGTCACACTGTTCTTGTGCAGATATGACAGGACATTCGTTCAGTATAAATATGTTCATAATTGTGGTATTTACTCTCCCCATTGGATAGAGATATTTTACCACCAAAAACACGTACTGTCAACACTTTTTTTGTATAAATATACCGTATGGATAATGAACTTTTTGACTTTGGTTTCACCCTAGTCGACGAATCAGAACTCGAATCTGCGCAGAGATTAGAGTCTGTCGAGTCTTCAGTCGATGAATACCAAGCGCGCTTAGATCTTTTATATGACGCGATACTGCCCTTGCTAGCAAACTTGAAGATGAGTCCTGAGAAGGAATACATCCTATGGCCGGATCGCGTTGATAAGATCGAAAAATTTGAAACACACATTCAAAACATTTACAAGGGAAACTAACCAATGTTTTTTAACACAAAACTAGAAACCATTGTTCGTAAGCCTGGGTTAGAGCAGACTGTTCGCGGCGTAGAGAAAGAAAATCTTTCACGTGATATCAACGGCGAAATGAAGTCGTGGACACAGTCAGAAGGCACTTATGTACGTTGGGCGGATGAAGATGTCAACGTAGTAGAAGAAGGCCTAAATCGTGCACCAATGTTCTGCAACATGATCGCAAATCGCGGTTACTCAAACATTCTTTTTGTAGGTCATCACCAAGCGTCTCAGTCACACTGGATGCTAGATCAATACGCTGGTCGTATGATTGATGTGATGCCGCCTGAAAGAACTGGTATGCAGACATTCCCAGACTTAAACATTGTCGCACAATTCATTCCAGCATGGTGGAAGTGGGGAAAGTATGACGCAAGCATGACTGTCATGGCACCACCATCACCTTCACATCAAGGTGCAATGCACAATGCAGTATACCCAGCGATGGGAGTAGATGAAAATACGATGCCTTGTTCGTCTCAGTATCAACATGGTATGAGTTCATGGGAAATGAACGGTTCGACTTCAGAGAAGTTCGACGCAGTAGTATTCTTAGGTGTGCCTATGGCGCATCCTGAAACAGGATTTGAAGAAGATCAAGTACGTGAGATGTTCGCACCTCATTGTACAGAGGACTTCGACATCATTGATATTTGGTATGGTGCTCCTACCCCTAACCGTTGGATAAACGGTGAAGAACAAGATTCTTCAGTAGGTGTAGAGGAAGCATTTGCGGTAAGATCTATTTGGGATGGTGATGTTCAATCTCAGGGCGGCCGCCCAGAGGAAGAGATGATCATGAAAGGTATGGTCAAAATCTTCTAAAACTTACCCGACAAGTAAGAACCAAAAGGGGGACCATGTGTCCCCCTTTCTTTTATATGAAGTATAGTATGAGTCCAGCGACACCACACCAGATCAGAACGTTGGGATAATCTTCCCAACAATGTTTGATGTCTACCCCAGTATACTTGATAAAATCTAAAACTTTTTTAATCTGTTTCATCCAGTTTCCCGACCTCCACCGTAACGTTTTCTGGCAATATGAGTTTAATGTCCGCATGTGAGTGGTGAATGATAAATTTGGTATCTTTAAACTCTGTAAAGAATTTCGTCCAAATTGGTCTCCAATTTGATGACATGCGGTGTACATTTAGAGCACTGCGATCACTGGTCAAAAAGTTATCAGTATAACTGTTGAGGTTCATGTCGAACATTGAGTCGAACCCGTACATGTGAACTTCGGTTGCTTTCATAATTCTACACACGTAGTCTGCTGCGACGTGACCACACGAATAGTTTGTCGCCGCCTCTTCCAGTTTGTGGCCTGGTAGTTGTGCATACTTAGGAACGTAGGTGTGGAACCCTTTCACGTTCTGTGCGTACTTTAAGTAAAATGATGGTTTTTGTTCCATCCAACGACGGGGTCTAGTACCAAGAATCCAGTCATACTTCCCTAACTCGATTTTACCTTCGTCTAGTGCGATCATCATTTTGAAATCGACCATAACCGAAGCGTAAACCTCTATCGATAACATGTCTAAAGGCGGCATATTGCATACGACATTAGACCCTGTTGGGTATGTTCCATCTAAACGTCTTTTGAAAAGACCCGCATTGTCGCCGTTACCGATTAAATTAACCTTCATTATCTCTGACCCTTTGGGTGATACGATCCATAGACGCAATGCATCAATTCGTGTCCCCATGTTTCCATTTGATTATAATCTTTAGAACCTTTTGGTTCTACAACGTATATATCACATCTTTTGACCTTGTTTAGGTCATCTTTAGGATGCGCCCACTGAGCGAGACCTTCAACCTCGTCACCCTCTTTTCGTTTTAAGTGCTTGTTGAGTTGACGTTGTGATGAGAATGTCTGTACTCGAATATCGACATATTCTCCTGTGGTGTCGTGTGTCTTGTTTAGTGGCGAAGGAATTGGATCACACGAAACCATTATTCCTAATAAAACTACCGCGCCGATTATTTTAATATTCATACCTGACCGCATGTCCTTCGAAGGTGAGTAAGGTATTCAGATTTTGTTGACCGTCGGGCGTATCTATGATGATCTCGCCGAGTATGCGACCGAACTTTCCCTTGCCGTCCTTCTTGGATCGAAGGATTACTTTAGATCCGTTGGGAGCCATACGTTCGACAAAGTCTTTCGCGGCCAGACCTTTCTGCTTTTCGTGCAAGTCTCTTGTTCTTGTCTCGAACGCGTCGATACCAAAGAGGCGAACCCTTTGATTAGCGTATAAGACACCAAAACCAAGATCGATATCAAGGTCAACAGTATCACCATCAACCCACCTGCGAATAGTCGCACTATATTCATACATTTATTCCGAATCAGGAACAATGGTGTAAGCAACTTCCAAGATATCTTGATACTCGGCAACCTGCTTTAACTCTTGTTCCAAAGCCTCCATTACGTCTGAATGTTCACCGATACCCGCTGGGTTTTGTAGATAGACCTCCACGTTTGCTTTGTGTAAGGCGATCTTTCCTTTCATATGAGCGATAGTCGCATCGATCATACGATTACGTAGGGTTTTCATAATATATCCTTGTTAAATTTGAGAGCGTGCCTTTTCGACCGCCCGTGACCCGAACCAAAACGAGATGATCGCGGCAAAGATTGCCTTTGTATCATCGTCCCATAATGTGTTTAAAGCCTCTGATAACGGTGTCCCGTTACTGAGGGTTTCTTGCAACAATGCAATTTCTATCGCTGCAAATAGACCGAAGAAAGCGTAAGTGATGACAGGACGCACTGACTTTTGAAGTGCGGACATAAACCCAGTCCCCCTAGAAATCGCCGTGTCGTGTTCTAAAAGAGCCTTCTGTTCTTCGTGAAGACCCATCTCAGCAAAACGTCGAATTTCATGTTCGTAACCTTTGGCAGTGAGTTCCGCCATCTTCTCCATTTTCTTGAGTTCAAACTCCATACTTTTTTTGGTCTTATAGTGTTCCGTAATGGCAGGAACGACTGAACTACCGAACCCCAATATTGACCCTATTAAACCACTAAGCATAACTGCCTCCTATGACAGGTTCATCATCTGTTTTATTTTTAGGTTACCCTTCTGTCCGGTATGATGGATGATTACCGGATTGGTAACCGCTACATTGTCTATATAGTCCAACCTTAACGTATTATATTTATGCGGTATAG